TTCGCTTTATCGCGCGCGCCCGCTCTCATGCGGAACAAAAGCAGCAACGAGGGCAAATCTGATGGGCTTGATCACGCGCGCCGTCGGCATCCGCAACGTTTCGATGGAGGACCCGGCGCAGCCGTTACTTCCGTGGTCGGCGCTGATGGAATCGCTCGGCATGGGCAAGTCGGACGCCGGCGTGATGGTGAACGAGAAGCAGGCGATGCGGCTTACCACCGCTTACGCCTGCGTCAATAACATCTCGGCCGATCTCTCCGGGCTTCCGCTCCCGGTTCTGCAGCGGCTTCCCGACGGGTCTATCCGGGAAGCCACAGAACACCGCATGTACCCCATGCTTCAGACCTCGCCGAACAAGAACATGACCGCGATGGTCTTCCGCGGAACGATGCTCGCCTCGGTGCTCGGCTGGGGAAATTCCTACTCTTACATCCGCCGCGACGGCGCCGCGCGCGCGACGGAGCTCGTCCCGCTGCCGTCCGAAAAGACTTCGCCGGTTCTGATCCCCCAGCGCGTGGCCGCGACCGGGCTGGTCAAGAAGACGTTGATGTACGCGACCACGGCGACCGACGACGGGCTCGCCAGTTACATCGATCCGGAAAACATTCTTCATATCTCCGGGCTTTCGTTCGACGGCTATGTCGGGATGAGCGTGATCGGGACGTGCAAGAACGCATTCGGGATCGCCCTGGCCGCCGAAAAGTTCGGTGCTCAACTCTTCGCGAATGGCGCCAAGGCCTCCGGCGTTCTTTCGCATCCCGGCACGCTCGGGACCGAAGCCTTCGAGAATCTCAAGAAGTCAATCCGCGAAATCATCACCGGAGAAAACGCGCTGCGCCCATTAGTGCTCGAGGAGGGCATGAAGTGGGAGCAGACGACCATCAATCCGAACGACGCGCAGTTTCTTGAGACGCGCAACTTCCAGAGGGAAGAGGTCGCCGCGCTCTACCGGATGCCGATGCACCTGCTCCAGTCGTTACAACGTGCAACGAACAATAACATCGAGCACCAATCTCTCGACTACATCCGAAGCTGTCTCCGCATGTGGGCGGTCCGCATCGAGCAGGAGATCAACCGCAAGCTGCTCGCCGCGCCCTACTTCTGCGAGCACGATTTCAACGCCTTCCAGCGCGGCGACTTCGCCTCGCAGACGACCGGCTATACGCTGCTCCGCAACGCCGCCATCTATTCCGCGAACGACGTGCTCCGCAAATTGCGCGAGAATCCGATCCCGGCCGACGAGGGCGGCGACATTCGCCTGGCGCCTTTGAACATGGTTCCGCTGACCTCGCTTCTTGACGCCAAACCCGGCGACGCCGCCGCGGCTACGGATCCAGCCACGCCGGGCGAAGGCGAGGAAGTTATCACCGACGTTCGCCGCGAGCGGATCGAGGGCGCTTATCGGCGTCTGTTCCGCGACGCGGTCGGCCGGATCGTGAACCGCGCCAAGCCCGACGAGGTCTTCGCCTATCGCGCGCTGCAGCCGGCCGTCGCTTCGATGGGCGAAGCCATCATGGCGATGTACTACACGCCGGACGAGGAAATGAAGGTCGAGAATGAGGCCGCGGCCACGCGGCTTGCCAAGGAACACGCCGCGGCGTCGGCCGGTTGGGCGAAGGCCGAGGCGAACGCGATCGCGACCGATCTCACCGCCCGGATTTACACGGCGCTGGTCGCCGAGCTCGTGGGCTAAACAAAGGAGAAACGAACATGATCATTTACCTTCCGCTTCTGATCTCGATCATCGGACTCCTGATGTACGCGCTTTCGAGTCCCAACCCACCGAACAACCCGAAACTCCAAGCGATCGGCCTTCACATGTTCTGGGTCGGTCTCCTGGCTTTTCTTCTCATCTATCACGGCCCGCTGATTTCGGCGCGCTAACCCGGAGGCCTTCGATGAAGAACCGACCCAAGCTGAAACCTCAATTCCGCGCCGCGCTTCAGGCCGACGGAACGCTCGAGCTCCTCGTCTACGAAGATATCGGCGTCGATTGGTGGACCGGCGGCGGCGTGACCGCGAAGACCGTCAAGGATCAGATTGACCAGGCGGGCCCGTTCAACACGATTACGGTCCGGATCAACTCGCCGGGCGGCGATGCATTCGAGGGCGTGGCGATCTTCAACATCCTTCGCTCTTCCGGTAAGCCGGTGAACGTCTTCGTCGATGGGATCGCGGCCTCGGCGGCCTCGATCATCGCTATGGCGGGTGATACGCGGGTCATGGGCGCGGGCTCTATGCTGATGATCCATAACGCCTGGTCAAGTTGCGTCGGCTATGCCGAAGACATGCGCAAGATGGCCGACACGCTCGACAAGGTTTCGGCGTCGGTCGCGGAGACCTACATCTCGCGCGCCGGCGTGACGAAGGCCAAGGCCAAGGAGCTCATGGATTCGGAAAGCTGGCTCTCGGCTTCGGAATCGCTCGAGCTGGGCCTGGCCACCGCGATCGCAGAACCAGATGAGGAAGAGACCGCCGCGGCGATGGCGCTGGCGCGCGGATTCCAGGCACTCAAGAGAATGAAGAAGGTTCCCGAGTCGCTGAAGGTCGCCGCGCCGAAAGCGGAAGACGGCGATGCGATGTGTTCCTGCTATTGCGCGCCCTGCTCTGACGGGCGCTGTCTCGAATGCGAATGCCGCGGCTGTGACGCGACCGATTGCGCCGCCGAGAATTGCCAGTGTGCCGGATCGACCCAGTCGGCCGCTATACCGCAGTCTGTTCGTTCATCGGTTCCCGCGGTCGCCGACCTGGCCGCCGCCGATCTGACCATCTTCGAAGCCGAGCTCCTGCTCGTCGAGATGGCCTCGCGCCGCAACTAACCGGAACAAGTTCAAAAACGAAGGCACCGCCAACAATCGGCCACGTCGGCCGACGGCGTTTTCGTGTGCGAAGAGCAACCGGGGCCCAGGGGCCGCGGCGGGCGCGCAATCCCAACAAGGAGAAACACCGATGGCATACGCCAAGGAATTACGTGAAGCCCAGGCCCGCCTCGCCACCCAGATGCGCGCCATGATTGAGACCGCCAAGAAGGACAAGCGCGGTTTCACCAACGAAGAGAGAACCGCGTGGGCCAAGATGGTCGACGAGACCGAATCGAACGAAGCCACCATCAAGGCCGAAGAGCAGCTCGTCGTCCTCGACACGCGCCTCGGCAAGATCGCGGAGGATGATCTCCTTCCCGCCTTCGCCGACGCGAGCCTCGATCCCGATCCTGAAGCTCCCGCGGCAGGGCAACGCCGTTTCAGCGGAAAACACAAGAAAGACAACTCGCCTCACGCGAAGGCCTTCGCCAAGTGGCTCCGGAACGGCCTCGGCGCGCTGGCGCCTGAAGAGCAACAGTTAATGCAGTCGCGCTCGATCGGGCTCGACAGCCTCGGAATTCGAAACGCTCAGACGATCACGACGACCGGCGGCGGCTACCTGATCCCGACGGGCTTCTCAGACAAACTCGAGGAAGCTATGAAGTGGTTCGGCGGCATCATGGGCGTGGTAGAAGAATTTACCACCGACACCGGCGCGCCGCTCCCCTGGCCGACTGATAACGACACGGCGCAAAAAGGCCGGATGCTCGCCATCAACACGCAGCTCACCGAAACCGATATCACTTTCGGCCAGGTGACGTTCAACGCCTTCATCGGCACGTCGGACACAATCCTGGTCCCGCTCGCGCTGATGCAGGACAGCTACTTCGATATGGACTCCTATCTCGCGCGCAAGCTCGGGACCCGGCTCGGCCGTCTCGTCAACTACCAGTGCACAGTCGGCGTCGGCACCACGGCGCCGAACGGAATCGTGACCGCCGCGATCGCCGCGGGCCTCAACACGCAGGGCGCGGTCGGAACCTCGACCTCCGCCGGATATGCCGACCTCGTCAACCTGCTTCACTCCGTCGATCCGGCCTATCGCGACCGGCCTTCGGCGAAATTTATGTGGGCTGATTCCACGCTGAAGATTCTCCGCAAGCTGGTCGACGGATCCAACCGTCCGTTGTGGCAGCCCGGTATCTCGGCCGGATTCGGCGGCGGCTTCCCGGCAACGGTTCTCGACAAGCCGTACATCATCAACCAGGACATGGCCGCGATGGCCGCCTCCGCCTACCCGATGCTTTTCGGGGATATGAGCACCTACAAACTACGCCGCGTCGCCGGGGGCGTCACCATCATGCGGCTGGTCGAGCGTTACGCCGATTACCTGCAGGTTGGCTTCCTCGGCTTCCTCCGCTTCGATGGAAATCTGATCGATGCCGGCACTCACCCCGTCGCTACTTGGCAGAATTCCGCCACGTAAAGCGCGACGCGCGGAGCCGCTCGAAATCGCGGGCGGCTTCGCCTCGCCTTTCTCCCCATATTTTCCCCGGAGTTCTCTCGAATGAAAATCAAGATGATTCAATCGATCGCCGGTCACGCGGATCCGCGCTATGAGATCGCCGACTTCGCCTTCCGGCCGGGCGAAGAAGTCGACGTCTTCGACTCACTCGCCGAGGCCTGGATTGCGAGCGGCGTCGCCGTCGCCGTGGTCGAGGCCGGCGGCAAGATCGATCCTGCGCGGAAGAAACCGCCCGCGCGCCAGCCGGTGCCGCGGATCAGGCTCGAAGCTGATCCAGATTACGTTCCCGCGCCTGGCCCGGAAGACCAGCGGCCGGAAGGCGAGGTTTAGGCCGTGGCGCTTCTCACCATCGCGCCGCCGGCGCTCGAGCCCGTTACCACGGCGCAGTTGATCAGCTACGGCCATATCGACGCGAACGAAGACGCCTCGCTGCTCGCCATGCTGATATCAGCCGCGCGGGAGTGGGCCGAGGCCTTCTGCGAGCGCGCCTTCGTCTTCCAGACCAAAAGATTGTTGATGGATTTTTTCCCCGGTTACGTCGATTTCAAGATGGCCGGTCAACGCGTCTCTTCGCCGTTCGTCTCGGGCTCGAACGCGGTCCTGGTCGGCATTCGTTACGCCGTCGCGCTTCCGTGGCCGATCGCTCGCTCGGTCGTCAACTTCCAGTATCAGGACGAGAACGGCAATATTCAGGTGATGGCGGCCGGCACTGACTTCATCGTCGATCTCGATTCGCAGCCGGCGCGCCTCATGCCGCTCTTCGGCCAGATGTGGCCGGTGGCTCGCGTAGTCGCGAACGCCGTCCAGGTCGATTACGTGACCGGCTACTCCGGCCCGATCATGGTCTCGGTCACCGCGGGCTCGGCCGTTCTTACCTCCTCGGCAGGGTTTCTTCAGCGCGACGTGGGCGCGCCGATCTCCATCCCGAAGGCCGCCGATGGCGTGGCGCCGTTCGTGACGTCGATCCTCTCCGTCGACGCGAACGGCGTAGCCACGCTCGCCGCCATGGCGCCACATAGCGCGAGCCTCGTCACGACGACCTTCGGGACTATCCCGATGTCTGTCCAGCTCGCCATCCTTGCGCTCGCCGCCACCTGGTACGAGAAGCGCGTGCCTGACAACAACGATGTTCCCTTCGGCGTGAAGGCGCTGCTCTATCCGTACCGGGATTTGAGGCTGTGAGGCTATGACCGAAGTCGTCATCTTCCGCCAGAGGGACCCGCTGGTCATCGAGCCGGGCGAGCTCCACAACTTCATCACCATCGAAACCGCGTCGACGGTTCCAGACACCTTCGGGCAATCAGTGAGCCCGGCCGCGTGGAACGTGGTCGGCCAGGTGTGGGCCGCGCTCTATACCGCGGGCGGCCGGGAAACTTCGCAGGCCGCGCAGATCGTGAGCGAGGTTTCGCATGTCATCAAGATTCGCTACTCGTCGGCCTTCAAACCGCGCGCCAACTATCGCGTGATCTACGGCGAGCGTTACTTCACGGTTCAGTACGTCGAGAACGTGAAGGAACGCAACCGTGTCCTGCTCCTCTACGCGCTCGAAGTCAACTCCGGAGGCAGTTAGTTGATCCAGGAAGGTCTTTTCGCGCGCCTGGCTGCAGATGCTGGCGTCCTGGCGCTGGTAGGCGGCAACATCTTCGCCGGCGCCGCTCCCGACGATCTCTCTCTCTATCCCTGCGCTAGTTACACGTTCGTCGGCGGCTCGGACGCGGTCACGTTTTCAGGCAAACATGAAACGCGATCGCGCGTCGAGCTGAACGGTCACGCGCTCACGTACGCCGCCGCCGCCAAGATTCGCCTGGCCATCATCAAGGCGCTCGACGGCTGGGCCGCCACTCTCACTGATGGAACGGTCGTCACCGCGACCACGCTCATCAATCCGGGGCTCGACTTCGTCGGGGAAGATCGCATCTTCCGCCACTTAGTCGAGTTTTACGTCGACTTCAACCCACCCACAAGTTAAAAGGAGCAATCGGCGATGACCTACACAGGAAGCAAAGCACAGGCAGGGCGCGGATCGGTACTCTCGATCGGCGCGACGCCGACCGAAATCGGCGAATGCGCCGACGTTCCCTTCAACCGTCCGGAATGGGAAACCGTCGACACTACGAACTTTGACTCAGGCTCAGACGAAGAGCAGCTCGTCACCATCCGTAAGGCGGCCACCTTCTCGATCACCGGAAATCGCGTGAGCTCTGACGCGGGGCAGGTCCTCGCTGAAGCGGCTTATCAAAGCGGTGCTCTGACGGCCTTTACCTTCGTACTCCCGAAGACTCCGGTGCAGACGACGGCGGGCGATAAGTACACCTTCAACGCTTACGTGAAGGGCTCGACGTTCAAGGTCCAGCCGACCCAGAAAGTGGAATTCTCGCTCAACCTCCAGACTTCCGGCCCAGTCGCGCTTGTGGTTGGTTCGTAACCCGCGCGGCCTCGCCATTCGCTCCTTCTGAAACGGGCCGTGGAATCGCGAACTGGGGAAGAAAACTACCCGCGGCCCGTCTTTTTTTAAGAGGAAATCATGATCAAACGAACCATCGCCGGCACTTCTGCCGACGCCACGCTGCCTAAGACGCCGGTCACCGTCGGCGGCCGCGAATACGACCTCTGCTTCGATATCACGGCGCTGTTAGAGGCCGAGCACGCCATCAATGATGTCTACAGGCGGGCGAAGCTTCCGAATCGCGTTAATTTGCTCGTCGCTCTGGGCGAGTTGAACCTCGAGAACACGTGCACCTTATTTGCCGCCGGCGTCCGGACCTTTCACCCTGAAATCGCTTTCGATGAGGCGCGCCGCATGCTCAAGCTCGCCGACGTCTTCGCCGTTGCCGCGGCCATCGGGGATGCGTGGACCGAGGCGGTCCCGGAGGCTACGAAACAGCCGGGCCCTATCGAGGCCGATCCCGACGCCACGGCCCAGGCGCCCGCGAGCGAAACGTAAAGCCCATGACCTGGGCTGATCACTGGGCTTTCGCGCGCGTCCGGCTCGGCCTCTCGAAAGAGGAGTTTTTCTCTCTTACGCCGCGCCTCTTCGCCATGCTGTGTAAGCAATACGCTGCGGTCAGGCGCGAAACGCACACACTCGTCGCGCTCCTCCGGACCGACATCATCAACTTCTCGCAGATTCATCCGAGAGAGCGCATCCTGCTCGATGATCTGCTTCCGCCGGAGAACGACGACCGGCCGAGCACGCTCCCGCGGAGATTGAGCGCGAAACGTCGCCAGCGCATCGCCGACGGGATCCGCGCCATGTTCGCTCACTGCGTCGAAAAGAATTGAGGCTCATCGTGGGTGGATTCACCGCATCGTTCCAAGGCCTGAAGGAGCTCGACGCCAAGCTCGAGGCGCTCAAACCGAAAGTCGCGCACAAGCTGATTCACGACGCGCTGATGGACGGCGGCGAGGTCCTCCGCGCCGCGGTCGCCGAGCGGGCTCCGGAGCGCGTCCCGCAGATCCACGGCAACGCCATCCCGCCGGGCGCGCTGAAACGCGATATAGAGATCGCCTTCGGCATCACCGACGAAGGCCTGCCGGCGGCGATCATCAAGCCGGGCCGGTACACGATCCACGTCGCACGCTGGCTCGAATACGGTCACCGCCTGGTCAGGGGCGGCTATTCCAAAGTGGTCGGGAATCGGACGCGCGGGCCGGGCAAAGCCGCGGAGGAGGATGTTCCCGCCTATCCGTTCATCCGGCCGGCCTTCGAAACTGCGCGGGCCCTGGCTACAACCACGGCGGTCGAATCTCTCAAGTCGAAGCTCCCTTTCGCGGCCGGAGAGGGCGGGAGAGGACTAAAGTTGTAACCGCCATCGCTGGCTTTTGTCCCGAAATAAGCCTACCCTTGTCTTAATTTCCACATTTTGAGGGGACAAGGGGTAAGTCAATGATTAAGTCGTTCGCGATCATCCTTGCTGCGATCATGTTGCCGGCCGCCCAGGCGCAGACCGTGCTGGTGACATCTAGCCAGGAAACAGACAGCGCATCCAGCGTAGCGGGGCTGGGGACCAAGGCCGGTCCAGTAGTGATCGGAACGGTCGCGTCGACGACGAGCGTTTACGAGCATTCTGAAGTGTGGGAGGTAGTTCGTCGATTCAGCGAGGAATGTCCTGGGACAGCGTTTGTGACCAACCCGGCGACCCCGCATTCGCTTACGATCCGGACCGAGTACGAGAAGGTCCCTGGCACCTTGATGGGAACGCTGGTGGTGTACCAGCTCGTTCTGCTTGATTCCCAAAATAACCCGCTCTATGTGAGCAAGAAGAATTGGCTGCGTCGCGAGGTTAAACCTGTCTGCAAGGTCATTCATCAGAGTCTGGGAAACGCGATCGAGGCGGCCCGATGACCAAGCCTGGAAGCACGTTTCTCGATATGTTGAAGCCGGAAAACTCTGGAGTCATGACGACGGCACCGGGTAAGGCCGCCGCCGCTGCCCCGGAAGCGAAGGCCGCAAAGCCGCTCACGTTCGGCGGCGCGCTTCTCGCTATAGTTCTCGGGAACCTGATCACGGCCGCAATCGTCGCCATCATCTATAGCGCGATTCACTAAAAAGCTGATTGTGAACTACCGAACGCCGCCTCCGGGCGGCGTTTTCTATTGGAGGAAACATGGCTGAAGTCGCGGGCGAAGTAAAACTCATATTCACGGCCGATGCGACTTCCTGGTCGCAGGTCCTCGACAACGCGCAGAAGCAGCTCAACAAGCTCAAGGGGCAGGCCGAGACAACTGGGAAAGCTACGCGCGCAGAAATGAACGAGGCGCGCGGCTCCATCATGGTCCTGGGCGAAGAGATCGGGATCCACCTTCCGCGGCATGTTCAGAAGTTCGTCGCCGGGCTCCCTGGCGTAGCCTCGGCCATGAGCGCGGCCTTCAATGGCGTCGCGGTTTTCGCGATCGGGATGGCGATCTTCGAAGCCGGGAAAAAGGTCGTCGAGTTCGTCGAAAAAACGCGCAACGCGGCGAGGGAAAATGCGCGCGCCTGGGGCGAGGTCGAGGCGCCGCTGCGGCGTACCAACGAAGAAATGCAGGTCGCCAATGACAAGCTCGAGGAGGCCATCGCCACACTCGAGCGCAAGCCGCACAACGGTATTAAATTGGCCATCGACGAGGCCATCCTCTCGGCCGATACGCTGGGCGAAAAGTTGCGCGCCGATCTAGAGAAAATTGGAGCGGTCTTAGAAAAACAGGAGCCGGGCGTGATGAGCCGCGTCTTCATGGGCACGGCGGGGACCGGGGACGTTACCGAGCATTCCAAAGGTCTTCAAGATGCTTTAGACAAGGCCGACGTGAATGGCCGCGCGCGGCTCGATGCCATGCGTAAGAGCGGCGCCACACAAGAGACGATCGACAGCGCGCGCCGCGAGCTGGATGCCACCCGGAAGAAATCGATAGATGCCGAGCTCGAGTGGGCGCGTGGAGAGCTTGCAACCGCGCAAAAGCTCAAGGCCGGCGCCCGGCGGGCTTCCCCGGCCGAGTGGGCGCAAGACTCGCGCATACGGGATGTAACGGGCTATGCCGCCTCGCTGGGGCGGATGAGCGATTTCACCTCAGTGAGTGATACGCACGCTGATTTACAGGGGCAGCTTGGGGGCGATGAGGCAAAGCACAAGAATGAGGAAGAGGCGAAGGCGGCGAGCGAAAAGCGCATGCAGGCAGCGCGCGAGACGCTCGAGCAGCTCGAGGCCATCCACACTCTGAGCTTCTACGACGAGGCGCAGTACTGGCGCAAACTTGCCGACACCGCGACCAAAGGTTCGGACTTTTACAGGGCGGCCAGCAAGGCAGCTAACACCGCCGCCGCCGCCGAGCAAAAACAGTTCGAACACAGTATCTCGGAAGAAATGGTGCGGTCGAACGAAGCCGACCTGGCGAGCAAGGCAGAAGGGGCGCGCATCACCGAGGAGATCACCCGCACGTTTGTTGAGGGAGAGCGCGCTGCGTCTGAGCTCACCCGCGAGCAGCAGAGGGCCGCGCGCGAGAGTTTCCAAAATAACGCGGAAGAGATTGAGGCGGCCGAACGCATGGGCGAGGCGGCCATCAGGATCGAGGCCGCGCGCGGCCGGTTATCCGCGCTCGCCGCGGCTATGGGCATGAGCGCGCTGCATCAGCTTTCGGCAGCTAACTGGACTGCGGCCCTGGGCTCGGCGCAGAACGCCGGCGCGGGGATCGGGCTGGCGGAGATTGAGAAACATTCGGCCACCGTGGGCGAGCGCGCGCAGCTCGACGATGCCGCGGTGCGCTCGGCAACCGCTCTTGGGGCCCTGCGCGACTCGGCGTCGGAACTTGTCGCCAAGTTTACCGATATGCCGGCGCACATCCGCGAGACTCTCGACCAGGCTACGAGCTCGATCAACGGGGCGATCCTCAAGACCATCACCGAGCCTCACGCGCGCGGTCAATGGAAAGAGGCCGGCAAGTCGATCTTCACAGGCGTCGCTGGCTCCGGCCTCAATATGGCCGAGGGCTCGATCGCCAAGGCCTTCGGCATCTCTGGCGTAGGCAAGCTGGGAACGCAGGCGAATCCGATGTGGGTCCGCATGGCGGCGATGAATGCCGCGGGATCTGGCGTGGCTTCGCTCGCCACTAGCGTTGCCGGAGGCTCGATGTCTTCTCTGGCGGGCTCCGTGTGGGGCAAGATCGTCCAGGCCGGATTAGGTGCGCTCCCGTTCCTGGCCTCCGGCGGCAATCTCTCGACCAACATGCCGGCCATCGTCGGCGAGCGCGGCCCAGAGCTCTTCGTTCCGTCGGGTTCGGGCCGGATCGTTCCCAATGATTCGCTCGGCGGAACGCAGCACACATGGAATATCGACGCGCGCGGAGCCGCCGACCCGGCCGCGACCAGGGCTGCGGTCCAGCGCGGGATTCTCGAGGCCGCGCCGCGCATCGCCGCCGGATCGATCGCGGCTCAGAAAGACATGAGCGCGCGCCGGCCCACGATGGGCCGATAGCGACAACCGCTTCAGGGAGGCGCGGGGAAGATGCTTTTCAACAATCACCAGTTCACCGAAATCATGGGCTCGTTCGCCCAACTTCACTTGGAGATGAAAAATATGTCAACCGGACTCACAGCACTCACCACCGCGGTCAGCGATCTGACCGCCGCCGTCACCACGGAAACCAACAACGTCAACACCGCCGCCGCCGAGATCAAGTCAGCGCTCGGCGGCCTGGCCGCGAGCGAAGATCCAGCCGTCCAGAACGCCGCGGCCCAGATCGAAGCCCAGGTCGCGCTGATCACGACCGCCAACGCGAACCTAGCCACCGCGGCGGCTTCGCTCCCGGCCGCGCCGGCGCCACCGGCCGCTTCCGCCGCCAAAGTCTAAAACCGGCCTCGGCGGCTGGATACGCTCAAAAATCCCGGCCGCCGTGGCCCGCAGCCGCCTCTGGGCGCCCTTCGTGGGCTCCCGGAGGCTCTACCACCCCCCAAAAACCCCTGCGCCGCGCCTTGAGGCCTTCCCGCCCGTTTTCGCCTTATCCGGAGATATCAAAGTGAAAAAGCTATTTATCGCCTCGCTCGCCGCGGCCTTGGGATTCCTCGCGCTCATTTCGCCCGCCCGCGCTCAGGCACCGACCGGCTACGTTCAAGTTTCCGGCACGGCGACCTCGGACTCGACCGGGACGCTGGTCGCGAACGGCACCATTGCGTTTGCTCCGGTCAATAACAGTGGGACGCCGATCGGCTATCAGGTAAACGGTCACGGCCACGCGATCTCTCTTCCCGTAACCGCTTTAGTCACGGCTGGCGCGTTTACCATCAACCTCGCCGATACCGCGCTCACGGCTCCGGTCAACGTCTGCTTTTCCGTCACGGTCACCGACAATATAAGCGGCGCGAGCGAGCTCGGTCCCGGCTACTCCTGTTTTCAACCATCCGGATATGGAACGGCCGTCTCGAGCGGGATGTGCACCGCTCCGACCGGCGGTCACGGCGGCGCGTGTAACTTCGATCTCTTCGTTCCTAACCTCGCCGGACTTGTAGTCCAGACTACCGGGCCGACCGGCGCAACCGGCCCATCAGGATCAGCAGGGCCGACGGGGCCGACCGGCCCGACCGGGCCGACCGGCGCAACCGGTCCAGCGGGCGCGACGGGGCCGTCCGGGGCACCACTGAATTTTGTGGGCGCTTGGTCTTCGGTAACGGCTTATACCGCGGGTCAGGTCGTTACCTTCTCCGGTACGGCATACGTTGCATTAGTGGGGAGCACGAATGTAACACCGACGCCGGGCGCGACCTGGGCCGTTACTACTTCCGGGGCGGCCGTCCTCGCGCCCGGTGGTTCCCAGACGATCGCCGAGCCGTCGCTTTCTACCGGGATGGCGCAGTTCTTAGTGAACGAACAAACGATCACAGGCGACCAATCGGTAACCGGCCCGCAGTTCAAAGTTAATGGCAATATCCCAAAGCAGCTTTTGACGAGACTCCAGCAAGCGAGTCATCGCGTGGTACGCGTGGGCTATTACGGGACGAGCATTGAAGCATTTAACGATAGCTTTGGCCCTACGTTCGTGAAGTCTCTACAGGCCGTCTATGGAGCGTCGAGTTCCACTTATTCCCGCGTCGGTAACGGAGTGACAGGCTGCCCGTTACAAGGTTTCAATGGAGCGGCATATTTGAGATATCGGTGCGCCGGGGCAACTACGACGCTCACATTTACGTTCAAGACCTCAGACTTTCATCTCGTCTACGACCAAGAGACGGATGGGACCTCTATCCCTGTTACTCTCGACGGCGTGTCTCAAACGGCTTTGAACTGCAATGGGACGCAATCGAACTACAGGCTCAGCTATGACATAACAGGACAAAACCCCAACGTGTTTCATACGCTCACTCTTTCCCTCACGTCGGGTACAACGGTGGCCTATATAGAGGGCTACGAGTCGGGCAGCCAAACGGGTTTCGCGGATAAGGGTATCGAGATGATGTTCGGCGCGCAGCCGTCTTCGTTGTTGGCTGATTTTTTTACGACCCGGTTTGCCCCCGGAGGCACGGCGGCGAGTCCTCTGTCGGCTGGTTACACAAGTATCTTCCACGCCGGATCAACCGTCGATCCTGACTTTGTTATCTTCGGTGGACCAACAAACGATGTACTTCAATCAAATACGAACTACGCTACCCAACTCGCCTCGTTCGTCGGCGCGGCGGTTTCCACAAAAACTCCGCTTATCCTGCTTATAGAACCCGCTGCGTGCGCTTCCGGCGTCGGCACTCTAACGTATGCTGCTACGGCAGGTTGCGGCAGCGGTACGAATAATAACGCGACCACGTGGGCGACGTTTAAGGCCGCCACGCTCGCGGCTTGCGCGGCCAACCCCGATTGGGTCTATTGCGCAGACGAGGACGACTATACAGGTTTTGAATTCGCCAATGCTAACTTCCATACCTCGCCGCTAGTTAGCGGTGACACTCACCCTTCGGACGTTGGCAACGGCAACACCCAGATTGCTTTCGCTGATAGGGTTGCTGCCGAATTCGGAGCGCCACCGTCGACGGGCGGGTTTAATATGCAACCTGCTCTGACTTCCACTCATCACTTAGGCCCATATATCACCAGCGCAACGGAGCCTTGTACGGGTATTGGAACTATGTGGGAAGATACATCTAATGGAACGGGCTCGTCTGCGACGGTGAAATTGAAGACAGCAAATACAGGATACAGGATAGACTCCGGGGGTTTGGGGGGAACGGCTATAAATGCCATTGGAACTTTAGTAAATTCGACCGTTCAAACTAATTCTCTAAATTCGGGCTGCTCTCGCGGGGTGTGGCAGGTTATAAGTGGACCGAGTGCAAATATAGCGCTACCAATTAGCGATCCGTATGCCGTAACTTCGACGGCGAGCACACCGTCGACCTACAGCAATGGCGAGGCATATAGTCTTATCAATACTGCCAGCTCGGCTAATGTGTTCAGCTATCAGATTGCTCCCGATAGAATGACGGTTGGATCCGCCTATACGTTCTCAATTAAGTACAAGGTGACCACGGCTTCCGTCGCAACTTCCATTAATTGTGGTTTCTATTCCTATAACGGTGCATATATTCAATTCAACCCGCTAGACGGCCTATGGGACCTTTCTCTAGGTGGGGGTAACTTCGTGTCGCTTCTTGTAATCGGACCATTCCCGCTATATGCGGCTGGTACTGTGATGCCCGATTACGACACGGACTACCATCGGATGGCGGTCACACTCCCCGGTATATCGTCGTCCGTCGTGTTTAAGTGCACTGTACCAATTGGCGTAGTTATGGAGATAAGTGAACCGAGGATGGACTTCGGTGCGAGTATAGCTTACGGACCAATGGAGCCTTTACATGTGCCTTCAGCCTCAAACACGATGCTAAACGTTCCCACGGCTACTACTGAACCGTTATACGGGCAGAGCTACCCAGAGATGTCTTGGAGCGATACTAGCTCAACCATCGGAACGGTAACAAAAGTGGTGAAAGTCCACGGGGGGGTGTATAGATCGGACACAACGGGCACCCTGAGCCGGGGCAACATATGGAAGGTTACATCGGGTCAAAATATGGACCCGTTCAATATCATGAGTTCGTATACGTGCGCGAACAGCCAATGGGGCGTGACTCCAAATAGCACCTACACGTTTAGTCCTGAAACGGGAAACACTCTCACCGCTAAGGGCTGTCAAAATATTCTTAATCCGGGTGGCTTCCTTCACAACGCGCGAATTGATTTCACCCCCGCTGCGGGGATAACTCTCGCAGCGGCGGACACATTCACTTTGAGTTTTCTCTATCAGCAGACATATCAAGGCACGGCGGTCCCCAGTGCTACGGCTCCCACGTTTGGGGTCCTTCACTACAACGGAGGTACGATCTATTACTTACAGGCAAATAAAACGTGGAGTACAACTGTGTATACGGGGTGGCCCGCTCCCGTTATTTATCCTTCCGCGACGGGCTACCGGCGCATAGCTATTACGTTTCCGGGGGACAGTAATTTAGCCCCATCCACCAGTAACTATCTCGCTATCCAATATTTCGCGAACCCGAACGCGTACACCTTTACGTGGGTGATAGGCGATGCGAGGTTAGAGCGCGGGGCTTCAGTAACCGAGGGGTCACAGACAGCCAGTTTCGCGATACTCATCGGCTCTGGTCAGGCCGTAATGACGACAGCCGCTATCACTGCTCCGGCGTGCGGTTCTACCGTCACCGTTCCTCAGGTAGGAGTATTAGCAACGGACGCAATCGCGTGGTCATTCAGCGCAGCGCCGGCAGGGACCAATGCTGGAGTCGTGGCATGGACGACTGCCGGCAACGTTAATTTCGCTTACTGTCCCGGAGTTACGGAAACACCGGCGGCGGCCACACTAAACTGGCGCGTTACCAGATAAGAAGAGAGGAAAATAGTATGTTACAGCCAATCAATGATATCAACTTAGAATCCGAACTTTGGGCCGATCATAACCCACTCGACGGCTCCTTGATCGGCGGAGCGATGCCGAAGGAATACATCCTGATGACGGCCGTTCCCGGCGCGCCGCGCGGCATCCTGCTCGGCGTTAACGGCGCGGCGTGGGCCACGATGGAAGCCTATTGCCTTCCGCGCCCGAACTTCGTTACCAAGGGCTTCGGAGTTACGACCGAAACCTTTACGTTGACGATCGATCACTTGGGCGCGGCTCAAATCCGCGAGTTCGATCTGATCCGGATTATCCGCCTCGCCGACGGCACGGTATGGCATTTCGACGGATCGATTCAGATTGTCATCGCGACGGGAATGATCCAAGTCGACTCGGCTCCTCCGGCGCTGCCCAAGCTGCCGACGTGGGTCGATACCGGCGTTACGATTCCGGCGTCCGCACTCACTCCGGACGTACCCCATCTGATCGCGATCACCCACAAGTCGGACCCGGTGGCGAAGACGCATTCGGTCATCTCGATCTCGGTCGACGGCGTGGTGTACGCGATTCCGGCCGCATTCCAGAATCTGCCGGCAACGCCGAGTAACTGGAGCGTGGTCGACGTCGATTACATTCAGGCTCAACTAACTGTGCTCGGGACCGGCGGCGCGGCGGCCGAGCTCCTCTCCGCGATCTCCCTTCAGCATCGGACGGCTGTCTAGTTATGCCCGGCATCGTCAACCACACGGAGTGGACGCTCGATTCGCTTCACGAGTATCTCGTCTCGGTTCTAAAGGAGCGCGATGATCGTCACAAAAGCGAATTGATCGCGCTCGAAAAAACGCTGCTGACTCATATCGAGGCCGCGGCGGAAAGCGCGGGGATACTATCGACCGCCAACGCTGCGGCGATCCAGAAGGCCGACGAGAACATCGACCGGCGCTTTGAGATTCTTCGCCAGGACACGCTGGCTCACGCTCAATCCGACGTCGTCGCTCATTCGAAGATTTCGTCGGAATTTCACGAGACCGTCAACTCGGAAGTTGCCCACCTGAAGACGACCATCGACGTCATTCTCTCCGCCAATGAAAAGGCAATCGCTAAGGCCGACGCCGCCAACGAGAAGCGATTCGATTCGGTCAACGAGATTCGCGGCACCATGGCCGATCAAGCGACGAAATTCATCTCGCGGACCGAAGTCGGCCAGATGGTGAAAAACGTCGAGGACAAAACCATGGCAAACGTGAGCCGCCTCGACCGGATAGAGAGCGCGAAGAGCGGCCGCATGGAGGGCTGGCAGTTGTTAGTCGCTGCCCTTGGCGCGGTCGGCGTCCTGATCGGGATCATCAGCGGAATTGCTTTGCTTCTCCACACCTTCGTTGCCAGCACCGTCCCGAGCACCATCCCGAAATAGCCGCGGGCGGCGGTCTCCGCCCGAATCAAGAAAACGAGAGGAAATTTATGGCTACGACTTTACCAGTCGCCGCGAAGCCGGAATCTGGCTTCAAGCGGTTCATCGATGAGGTTGGAAACTTTTTCGTTCACACCGCGCCCATCGTCGAGGAGGAAGCCGTCGCCGCGGAGCCGTTTCTCGCTCTGACGCCGTTCGGCCCGGAATACAATCTCGTGGTCGGTGCGATCGTCGGAATCCAGAAAGTCGCGACGGTCTCGCTATCAACCGGAGCCGCGCTCTCGGGCGTTCAGAGGATGGCGCTGGTCATGTCGGCGGTCCTGCCCGGCCTCGAGGCGATCCTCAAATCGAAGGGGATTACCGAGCCCGCGGCCGTCTCGGCGGCGTCGTCGCAATTCGCCCAGAACGTCTACAACTTCCAGACCGGGCCGGTCGCCCTGCTTCCGCCTCCGGCGGCCGCTGCGCCGGCGCCACAGGCCGCGGCGGCCACTTCTGGCGCGGTTCCAGCAAGGCCGGTGGCGGTCTAAATGGCCACGATCACGCTGGGCGCGAACGTCTACACCGCCGTCACGATGCCGGTGTCGCCTTCCGCGCCCGCGACGATCGCGGTCGGCATGGAAGACTCGGTCGCGGTCGTCGAGTCGCCCTTCGTTCCGTCGCAGAGCCAGCTTCAGCAGTGGCCCGGAGCGGATCGCTGGACGATGTCGATCGAGCTCCCGCCGATGAGCCGGGCCCGCGCTCTTCCCTGGCTTGCCTTCCTGGCAAGTCTTCAGGGCATGCTGAACGTGTTTCAACTCGGCGACCCGCTCGGACGGAAACCGAGCGGCGTTGCCCAGGGCGCGCCGGTCGTCGCCGCCGGCACGGGCTTGAACGCGGTCAGCGCGATCGCGCTCTCGACGCGTGGCTGGGTGGCGTCGAAATACGGCCAGCTAAATCCGGGGGATTATCTTCAGGTCGGGTACCGGCTCCATCAAGTTACGGCCCAGGTTAACTCAGACTCCTCCGGCAACGCGACGATTGCGCTCTGGCCGTCGCTGCGCGAGACGCCGGCAGACGGCACGGCGATTCACCTGGTCAATGCTCAGGGCGTCTTCCGCCTCGCCACGAACAAACGCCAGTGGCACGCCTCGCCGCGCCAGTTAACCCAGATCAGCTTCGCGGCGATTGAAGTCAGATGACGCGCAACGTTTCCTCGCCGATGCTCTCTTCGCTTCTCGGGAGCCCGGTCCGGCCCGGTTTCCTCGCCGCGCTCACCTTCCGCTCGACGACCGAATACGTCTGGACCGGGCTCGGGAATCTCGTGTACGGCGGGAACACCTACCGCGGCATCGGCTCGCTCGGAAAAATCGGCGCGGTGGCCGAGTCGACCGAGCTCCGCGCCGACGGAACCACCGTCACCCTGAGCGGCATCGATCCCGGCCTCCTGGCCGAATCGTTAACCGATATTCAGATCGGCGCGCCGGCCGCGATTTACTTTGCGGCCTTCGATCAGACCATGGCGATCGTCGGCACGCCGTATCCGCTTTTCGTCGGCACGGTCGACCAGCCGGTGGTTCAGATCGGGCTCGACGAGATGGCGATCTCGCTCAAGCTCGAGAACAAACTCGCCAACCTGCAGCGCGCCAATATGCGCCGCTACACCGCCGCCGACCAGGGCCTCTACTTTCCCAATGACACGGCCTTCGTTTTCGTCGAGCTGCTCAATGACCAAGCCCTGAAATGGACGCCGTAATTTCTATGAAGAGAATCGAACACTGGGCCACGCGCTCTTTCCATGAATTTCTGCTCGCGCGCGCCGCGCGTCCGTTCGTCTGGGGCGAGAACGATTGCGCGCTATTTTGTGCCGACGGGATCGAGGCTATGACCGGCGTCGATATCGCAGCCGAGTTTCGCGGCAAATATCACGACGAGGCCTCGGCCCTGGCGCTGATCAAAACCGTGACCGGCGGCGCGACGATCGCCGACGCCGCGGCGTATTGCGCCAAAGGCGCGGGCCTCGCCGAATGGAAGTGGCCGCTCTTTGCCCAGCGCGGCGACCTGGTCATCGTCGTTGACGCGGGCCGCGAGACGGCGCGCTCGATCTCCGGGCTCGTCCATCTTTCCGGCCGGCACGTGGTCGCCGTCGGCGAGCTGGGCCTGAAGCGGCTTCCTATTGAAGCGATCGAAAGAGCATGGCATGTCTAAGGCCATTTCGGGCGCGGTCATGATAGCGGCCGATCTTGCTATCGGCGCGGCCTTGTTTCTCAATCCCGCGCTGCTTGCCGTCTTCAATCCGGCGACGATCAATATTTTGAACGGCGTCATCATCGGGCTTTTTGCGGGCGGCGTCTCGATGGAAGCCGGGGCCCTGGCCGACGCCTTGACCTCGAACCGCGGCCAGAATATTTCCACTCGCCAGGCTGCAGGCCTGCGCCAGATCATCTACGGGACCCAGCGCGTGGGCGGCGTGGTCATCTATCAGTCGACGACCGGCGTGGGCGGCTCCGGCGGCAATTTCGTATACAACTACATCATCGCGGTCGCGACCCACTCGATCGACGCCTTCGTGAACGTCTTCCTCGACGGCCGCCAGGTGTTTTGGAAGCAGGACGGCAACACGGCCAACGTGGGATGCGGCTCGGTCGCGACTCCGGCGACGACAGTCGTCACGATCTCCGGTGGGGCCGTTACAGCGATCGCCGTCACCGCGCCGGGCTCCGGCTATGCCAACGTCAAGCCGACGCGCCAGCGGGTCAGGATTTACGGCGGCGGCGGATCGGGCGCAGCGGCTTACGCGACTAACTCCGGCACCCCTTCCTCGCCTGTATTTACGGTCCATGTCACCTCGGGCGGCTCCGGCTATACGACCGCACCGACGGCCGAGATTCAGGGCCTGTACGTCTTCGGCGGCGTGGGCGCAGCCGATACCCAGGACCCGACCCAGATCGGCTTCGGGTCAGGCTACGGGATCGGGCCGTCGGGCGCTCATTACAACTTTTCAGGCAAGGTATTTTGCGAAGCCCGCTTCGGCGATCAGATCCCATCGGATTACATGGCGAGTTTGAGCGCGAACGATTCCGTTTGGCCGTCGACGGCGAACGTGAGCGGCGTGGCGTATCTCTATCTCAATGTCGGCTTCGATACCAACCTGTTCACTAATCCGCCGGAGATACGGATCACAGTCAACGGCAAAGACACGATCTATGATCCGAGGAGCGGGGCGACCGGGTTCTCGACGAACTGGGCTCTTCAGGTTGCCGATGTTATCACCGATCCGACCTTCGGCCTTGGCGACGCGGGCTCAGTCAACACGGCGCAGTTAATCGCCGCGGCCAACGTCTGCGATCAACTTATCCTGACCAGCCAGGGCAACGAGCCGCAGTACCCGCAGAACATTCACTTTGATTCGTCCACCGCTCCCGGCGATCAACTCTCTCTGATGATGCCGAGCGCGCAGGGCCGTTTGAGCCGCATCGGCGGCCAGTGGTTCATCTGGCCCGCTTACTGGCAGGGGCCGAGTTACAGCTTCGACTCTTCGGTCCTGATCGACGCGCCGACGTGGACGCCGAACCGCAGTTTCAAGGATTTGTTTAACCGGGTCAACGGGACCTACATCGCGCCGAATTATCCGTACGCGACCTCCGGGAATTTGTACGACGCCAACGGTTGGTATTACGGAACGCGCTCAAACGTGTGGCCCTTCGCGTGGCAGCCGACGAACTTTCCCCAGTATGCGGCCGACGTTCGCCACGGCTATACCTCCGACCTCTATCTTGCCGAGGACGGCGGCGTTCAGCTTCCCAAGGAGCTGGGGCTCCGCGGCGTGATCTCGATTACGCAGGCCCAACGCCTCGCGAAAATTTGTCTGATGCGGAACCGCTTCCAGGGCTCGGGGAGTTTTCCGATGGCGCTGGCGGCATGGGCGCAGATGCAGCCGACCGACGTCTTCAATTTCACCTGGGCCGCACTCGGCTGGTCGTCGAAAGTCCTCGAGGTCGACTCGATTCACTTCGTTGTCGAGCCGGTAAAAAACCGCGCGGGTGGCGAGGACGATCAGACTCCGGCGATCACCGCCACCATCACCGCGATCGAGACCGATCCGACTATCTACGAATGGTCGATCGCCGAAGAGCTCACTCCCTACGACGTGCCGGCGGCGGCGAGCCAGATACCCTCGAGCCCGGCCGCGCCGACGCTCTTCACTGTTACGAGCTCCGCGGCGACGGCGATCGTGGGCGCGGATGGCATCGTGACGCCGCGCGCGCTGCTCTCCTGGAATGCGCCGCTCGATATCTCGGTAACGCAGATCGAGATTCAGTATCAGTTAGCTGGCGCTCCGGCCTGGCTGGCCGCCGGTATGGTCGCCGTGGGCCTTTTCGAGCACTACGTCTCCGGAGTGATCGCCGGGCAGACGTATAACTTCCAGATCAGGAGCGTGAGGCCGAGCGGCAATACTTCCGGCTGGGTAACGGCGCTGGGCGAAGTGATCAGCATCACGCTTTCGACGACCATCTCCGGCGATCCGCCGGTCGCTCCTCCTGGCACCTTGTCTGCCGTTGTAGATGGCACGGGCGCGGATATTATCGTGTGGCCGTTCACGGCCTCGGTGGGCGGGCTCTCGGTCGCCTGCCTTCCCAGCGGAGCCGCTACTATCACCGCACTCGTTCAAGGTCAGCTTTATTACGTCTACTATGCCGACCCGACCTTCGCGGGCGGCGCGATCACTCCGGTAGCTACGCAGAACCTCGGCGATTTCGTCGGTGTGATCGGCCGCTTCTATATCGGCTCGATCACCACGCCGACGAGCGGCTCCTCGGCCTTGCAGCGGCCCAACACCTACGCCGATTCGGGAACCCGCGCGACGTCGAACCCGACCTATGCCTACGACGGGAATCCGTCAACTTACGCTTTGCTCGACGCGCAGAACACGACGCTCGCCGGGCAGACTAACGCCGACTGCGTCTTCTCCGGGTTCGTGCCTTATGTCACCACAGCGGTGATGACGCTATCGGTGACCGCGGACCTTACTGTCCCGGCGGCCTCGAACGCTTCGACCATTACGGCGACGATCGGCGGCGCGAGCACTACCATGTTATCAACCGCGGTGACGACGGCCTCGGCGACTTATACGGCAACCGTGCCGATCGGGACTAACCTGAACAGTATTTCAGTCGAAGTCATAACCGGGCCTCAGTTAGCGACGAGCGGCGGCTCGCGCGTGCTTCTGAAGGTCTACGATATCAATGTTCACTAAGGGCTGAACGATGACCGCTTTTGATTTGATTGACTCGATCTTCGCCCGCCATCAGGACGGAGTGCCAGGGAACGAGCGGCGCGTAACTTCGGCGCAGTTAGGTTATCTCCGCAATCTGATCGACGCCGATCCGGAAGGCGGCGCGCTCCGGCGTGATGGGCCGAACGTCTGGCTCTGGGCTCCGGCTGGGCGCAACAAATACCGCATCGAAGAGGACATGGTGAAAGGCCGACATAAAATCGCCCGGCTCTCGACGCTGACTCCGTCTGCTACCGGGCGATTGTTTTAAGCGGCCACTGTTTTTCTTTGTCGCCGCCAGCGCTTGCGCTGGGCCGCGCTTATCTTCTCGCGCGCCGCCGCGCTCATGGTCCGCTTTGGTTTGATGACGCGGCGTACCTGATTCTCCACGATCATCCGTTTCGCTTCCGTAAGGGAAGCCAGTCGCGTATCGATCCAACCTAGAATGTCTTTCAACTCCATGTTTCCTCTCCCTTCAATTGATGTGAATGATGCCAGTTTTAAAGCGTAGGAGATTTCTGTCGAAGCGCCTGGCCAATCGGCGAGTTATATCCCCAGTCGCCCGGCGCGCCGAAAGCCCGGCTGATGTCCTTGCCTTCGACAATGCGCGCAAGAACGATCAGCAGTTCGGCATTATCGGCCATCTCGGCTGCGGTGAGAGGGTTCACGCCATCGGCCGCGTCGCGCTGTGCGGCTCCCCGATGGCGCAATATTTTAGAAAGCTCGACAGCATTCATTTTGTCCTTTCGTTTCCGGTTTGGTGTTTTGGGGGGCCTCCGGTTCTGATCCCCTCGGGGGGATGATCTGAGAACTCAAGCCTCCTTCGAACCTGCCCCCCCAAACCTTTAGTGCAATTGAGACTCAAAGCGGGTCGAGCCCGAGATCGAGGCAATGCTCCAGTAAGTTAACGGCGTCGTCGACGTTCTGGATCAGATAGGCTTCGAAGCGTAACTGGAGCAGCGCGGCCTTGTACTCGCGCTCAGCTTCGGGGTATTGCCAGACGGGCGCGTCAACGTAGTAGATGAGATAGTCCTTGACCAGCGCGAACTGCTCGCGGGTGAGCGGCGCGCCATCGATACGGTGGTCGAGATAGGCATTCATGGCGGCGGCGAGAACGCCGGAGGCCTCGTCGCGCCAGTAGCGGGGAAAGCCGTGAGGATAGACGCGGGGAATGGTCAGGGGCATGGGCGGCTTCACTCCTCCTCGGCGTGCGAGGGCTCGGCGTGCGAGGGCCGCGGCGGTTTCTTTTGGACCAGGACGCGGAAGCCGCGCATGCCGGCCTCTTCGGTAGCCTCGTCGAGCCTGGCGTAATTGGCGACCTGAACGGAGGAGGCCGGGACGCCGCGGTAGTGGGGAACCCATCTGGAGCCTGACCAGGCGAGACCGGGCGCGTCGGCTTTCTCGAAATACCAGCGGCCCATCATGCCGAGGAGGATGTGGATATCTTCAGAAGCTGAGCGGTGAACGCCTTTGCAGGCGAGCGATTCCGGGTCGGCGCGGTAGTAGATGCCGGAGACGGTCAGAAGGCCACAGCGGCAGCAGAGTTCGACCTGGGCATCTCGGAGGGCGACCGGATTGCGGCCGGGCTCGAGGGCTTCATAGCAGGGTGCGCAGAGCGCGTGGCGCCACGGTGAAGGCATAGTCAGTGCTCCCTGAATTTGGCGATAAACGATTGCATGGCCTTGATGACTTCCTCGCGCTTGCAGTTGGAGGTATAGAAGAGGTCTTCCTCGTGGAAGAGCCACAGGGCGAAGCCCCACTCATCGCCGGGGGGCAATTCGGCGCGGAGTTCGTCGCCGATCTTCTTGATGAGGGCCTCGCCGACCGGGTCCCTGACTTCGAAGTCGTTCGACGGATTGAAGGGTTTGAAATCCATAAGCAATCTCCTTGCCAGTGGACAAATAAAGCATTATCGGACGCTACTCGCCGTTTTCGGTCACGCGCAGGATTTCGATGCCGACGAAGCGCACCAGCGAGATGCGCTTCCCGAAGCGGCGCGCCTGGGCTTCGTACTGCGCCCAAAACTGTTCGACCTTATCGCGGCGGGTGGCTACCATCGCGACCACTCCGGCCGGAGCGAGGGCTTGCTTCAGTCCGATCTCGCCGGATCCAAACTCGTCTTCGCCGAGAATCGCGAATAGTTCAACATCGGAGAGTTTCATCGCTTCGCCTCCTCCTCGTTACTGAACCGCGCGCGAGCTCTCCCACCAATCGGGCAGGATGTAGATTTCCGCGCCGCTATAGCCGCCGCCGGTTTCGGTCGTCTCGATGACCTCGACACGGTCCGCATCCAGAGCGCGGCGATATTTGGTGGAGACCATGAAGGGCAGAACCCTGGGGCCTTTGACGGCGGTGAAGATGATGTCGTACCAGAGTTCGCGGGGCAGGTTTCCCATCTGGCCGTCGTAGCGGCTCGTGATGATGCGGGAGTACTCGGCCTGATAGGCTTCGGCGCTGAGGTCCGGCGGGAGATGTGAAAATAGGCGCTGAAGTAAAGCGAATCGCACATGCGCGCGTCGGATTGGAGGACGGCGGCGGCGGGCTTCAGCTTCCGGAAGGCGACGGCGAGCATACGGAGCGCGGCGCGCCCGCGATCGTCGAGGCCTTCGTTCATGCTTAAAACCTCATCGCTGCGGCCGTCCCAGCGATAGGCGATCAGCCGGAAGGGAATCCCACCCTCGTCGTAGGGCAGGGAGCAGCGCGAGGCCACGGCGGCCTTCTGAAGGCGTCTCACTTCGAGCTCCCAGTTCATTGCTTCGCCTCCGGCAGCCATCTCTCGAAGCGCGCCACCGAGCGGCCCAGGGTTTCCATGCCCCCCCGTTCTGTGCGGGCAAGGGCCTGGAGCGAGGGAAGACCGGTGTCAATCGATTCCTGGACCTCATCGCGGGTCGCCGGTCTGCCTTCACGGAACCACTCGACAGCCAGGGGCGCGCCCATCTGGATCAGGGGCCTTCCTTTGCCATCGTTGAATACCTCATACGACCGCGTGAACCAGAGCATCGTGACGCCGGGATTACGGGTCAGGGCGAAGCCCGCGCTTTGATCGCGAAATCTCTGGTTGGTGACCGTCTCGTCCTCGCGGCGCGCCATGAGCGGATTGGACAGGAAAGGGCAGTTCAGGGCGCTCCAGCGCGCGCATTGAGGATGAGACGGAGGCTCGGAACTGGTGCGGTTGATGCCGCACATCGGCCCGGCCACGAAGCATTTGGATGGTTGCATTCTTTCACCGCAAACCCAACACAGTGATTCGCGGATTGCGCGGATGAATTTGTCTCCATCCATGGCGCGGAACTCAGGCTGGCCGTCGTGCCATGCAACAAACCATGGGACCGGATAGCCGCGCGCTAGTGGGAGTTTAGCCATCGAGCGGGGCATGGTTCCAAAATGAACTTTGGCGATCGTCTCAGTCATTGCTTCACCCTCGGATCGTGTTTGATCACGCGCTCGATGGCGCGTTCGAATTCGTCCATCTGCTCCTCAGTCATCGAGCCGTCGGGATTGACCTCGACGATGGCCGTGGCGCAGGTTCGCAGGTTGACGGAGATGGAACGGCCGCGCGGAAGGCAAAGGATCAGCGGCTTGTCGAGCAGGATGGCCGCGCCGATCTCGAGGCACAACTTCGGGTCGGGCCGGTCGCTGCCCAGCACGCAGCACATCGCGGATTCCATCATCTTCGGCAGGCCGCGCTCGCCGAACTGCTTCAGAAAATCGCGTACCACTGGATCGTCGAGATTGTTCATCGCTTCGCCTCCTCGCGCTGGTCACAGGTACATTGATACTTCGGGAAGCGGGCGGAGATAGTCTTGAGCGCGGGCCGGAGGTCGGCGAAGTTATCCGGGTCGGCCCTGACGATGCTCTCGGCGAAGGCCTTCAGGAAATCGCCGGGGGGCTCCGGCTCGCCGTGGACGACGCCGTATACCCAGCGCTGGAGCGCGAAGTTTTCCTCGATCGCGATCATCGAATGAAATTGATGGCAGGCGCCACAGTAACGGCGCTCGACATCAAGCGGGTTATAGGACACCGCACCGCAGCGAGGGCAGGCGATCGAGGGCGGCCGGTTATTGGCATCTACCAGGATCTGGAGCAGCGTCGTCACGCCGAGCGTTGCCGGCGCGCTGCTGCCCAGGATGGTGAATTCGAGCGGAAGCTCAGAGCCGGGCTTCGCCGACGCGGTCACGTACTCGATGACCAGACCGAGGAGCGCGCGCCGTTCGGTTTCAGTTAGCTGGATCATTGCGTCCGGCCTCTTTTCTCTTCGCCGGGCCATCCCTCGAGCGCGGCGAAGGCCTGAGCGCAACTGAGAAAAAGCCGGAGACTGGTCTCGGCGAAGACGATCTCGCCGCCGGGAAGTTCGAACATAAACGAGACGGTCGAGCGGCCGGAGGTTGTTCCCTGCTGCAAAAGACCGACGGAGATTTCCTTCTGTGCTTCGATGAGTTTCCGATCGGGCGGGAACTGGCGGCCCATCTCTTCGGCGTTCATAAAAATATGCAAAGCGATCACGCTTCCTCCTCCTCGCGCGCCGTTCGGCGAAGTCTCGCGGTTGTTTCCCAAAGCGAGAGCGCGGCCTCGGCCGCTTCGCGCCGGGTCATTCCTTCCGGGTCGCCATCGCTCGAGCCACAGACGAAGCAGGAACAGGTCTTCATCTGATGAGCGACGGAGCCGATGATCGAGCGAAGCCCGCAAGCGCGGTGCATCGCGACCTCGCCGTTATTGAACGGGAGAATCGGATCGCCCGCGACGATCTCCTCTTGGCAATGCAGACATTTCATTTCGCTATGCCTTCCCGAAGCTGGCCTCGATCTCCGCAGCGATCGAGCGGAGAATTGCGGGAAGCCGCGTGGTTAGGTCAACCGAGACCGATTGAACGCTGAAGCCGCCGCCGCGCGAGCCGCCGATAACGAGGAGCAGGACGCCGGCGGCCTTGGCTTCCTCGCGCGCCTTCGTACAGAGGTCGTCATACTTTCCCGGTCCCATCGTCATCGCTTCCTCCACACTTCCGCCTCGGCGCGCACCGCCGCGATCATCCAAGCGTGGCCCGCCAATCGCGGCTTGACGCGAATCGTATCGGACCTGATTTTGATCGAGAGGGCCGCCGAAGACCATCGTCTCCCAGAGAACGGGGCGATAGCGGAGCGGATCAAAGAACCTCTGCCAGTTGTGATCGAGGCCGAGGAAGACGGTCGAGACCTGGCCCAGTTCGCCGAGGTCGTCGAAGGCCACGCGGCGGTTCTCCGTCTTCTCAAACCAACGCGCCCAGGTGAGAAGGTCGGGCTCGAAAACTGGCTCACCGTTTTCGTCGGTGACCCAGTGTTCGCCGGTCAAAACATGCTCATGATCAGGGCCGCGGCGCCGAAGACCGCCGCGACGATCATGCCCCAGATGAGCGCGTCAATGACGCGGTCGGCGATGGGGCCGCGGATGCGCACGGCCGCGTCATCGAAAGCGGCGATGGCGATGATGCCACAGACGAACCCCTCGATCACGCGATCGCCGAGCCGCTGGGGTCCTGCTCGCCGGTTGCTAAAGAGACGATGCTTTGTCTTGGAGGATGGTTCAGATGGCCGGTTAAACCGGCCTACTACAAATGGCTGCCAATTTTTCATTACCCTGTCTCCTACTGCGTGGCTCAACGGCAAACATACCATTTTTGGTGAGGTGGTCGAGGGCCAAAACGTCGCGGACCGTATATCGAAGGTACCGCGCGGCGCGCAGGACAAGCCCCAAAAGCCCGTCACACTCGAGTCCGTCGTCATCGAGAGAATTGCGTAACGAGGCCGCCTCTTGCCAGAAATAATACCGCGATAGTGAGCAAAAGTGCACAGACAGCCTAAAATTTCTACTGGTATTTTCCCTAGCACGAGGCGGAGGGCCTCAAAATCAGGCCCTTACGCCTCGGTCGAAACCCGAGAGATGCGCCACGGTCGCCCGGTGCATCCCACGACGTGTAAATGGCAAACTGGGAGCCGGTAGTGTAGGATTACCACCTAACCCTAGTTGGTCGCTTAACCCGGTAGCCGAGGAGCAGATGAAACCGATGGCGACGAGAGGTGGCACATTCTTAGGGCTTGCGCGAGCGGCATTCGAGATCGCGCAAAAAGAAGCTGAAGAGCTCGATCAGATCGACCGTGACCTGAAAGACGGAAAAGATGGCGAGGCTCTCAGTGCGATGAGAAAGTTTTTCAATCGCAAGAAACCAGCGACAGGGGAGAAAGCACATGACAGGGAAAACGACAGGGAGCGCAGGCAAGCGTGAGCGTAAGTCGGTTATCGCTTTGATCAGGGTCTCGACCGACGACCAGGCTGCGGATGACAAGGGCGGCATACCGGCGCAGGAACACGCATGCGAGACGATCGCCGGCCGCTACGGGCTGGAAATCAAATGGCGGATCCAGATTGAGGGCATAAGCGGCGCCGGCGTTCGTCGCTCGCCGCAGTTCCAGGAGTTGATTCGGATCGTCAAAAGCGGCCAATGCGATGGGATCGTGATCAAGGAGGAATCGCGGCTCATGCGCCGCGCGGACTCGGCGGTCCTGCAGATGCTCGAAACGTATCGCGTGAAGCTCTACTGCCTCGACACCGTGCTCGACTTCAGTAACTCCTCGCAGAAACTTTTAGGCACGATGAAATTTGCGTTCGGCGATTACGAGCGCGACCTGATCCGCGACCGGACGGTGAGCGGGAAGGCGGGCAAGCGGCGGCGCGGTGAGTGGGTGGGCGGTGCGAATTCTGTTCCTTTTGGGCTAGAGCTCTACAAGGCGGGTAAGTTGAACCGGTTGCGCGTCAACCCGCTGACTATAGGTCGCGTCACGCGTCTCTTCGAGTTGTTCATCGAGTACGGAGGTTTTTCGTCGTTCGCCCAACTTGCGCGCGAGAGTGGCGTTCCGTTTCATTCAATCGAATACGTCCTCCAGAATGAAATTTACACCGGCTATTACGTTTCGCGGCTTCGGGTGAACCCGGACAGGAATGTGTATTGGGGACCGGAAGCCGGCATCGAGCGCGCGGGAAAACTCCGTTATCAGCGGCGCGAGCCGATACCGATCGATGAGCGCGAGAGGATCAAGATGTTCGATGACGCGCCGATCTCCGATGTGGTCTTCGCCCAGGCGCAGAAGCTTCTCGCTCTCCGCAAAGAAATGCGAGTTCGTGTCCGCGAAGGCGTCGAAGACCTCTTCCTGTATCGCGGCTTCCTCCGCTGCGCCGGTTGTGGCCGGCGCCTGATCACGGTCTCATACACCAACAAGAAGGCGAACAATTTTCACGCTGATTATTACGTTTGCCAGGGCGCCCATGGTTCGCGCAATGCAAACGGAACCTGGTACGTGAAAAACGGAACCTGTTCCACGCGCCGGATTCGCCGCGAGACTCTCGAGCCGATGCTTGATCGGCTGATCTCCGACCGGCTCTCTAACCCCAAACTGTTAAGCGAAATCATCGACGCTCAGGCCGCGGCGGAAGCCGAAAGCTCGAGCGAGCAAAAGCTGGAAAGGCTCAATCTCGAGATTGCCGAAACGCTTCGCGCCATCGAACGCAATCACGAGCTCTATGTCAGGGGGAAGATTCAAGAGGGCGCGTTCGCCCGGCTCGACGGGCAGCTCCAGATGGAGCTGCGGGCCGCGCGCGCGGAGTTGCAGAAGACGAAGCCCGATCTGGGCCGGATCACGCCTGAGATGTGGGCTCCGATTGCTCGCCAGTTCCTCCGCTGGAACAAGCTCGACAATCAGAAAAAGCGGGCGATGCTGGCGGCGATCGCGCCGACCTTCGAGGTCGTCGGCGTAGCTGGAAAGGGCTACCACGAGACGGTAATCGCAGTGAAGGCCTTGCGGCTGGATCTTGGCCATCACAAGCCGGAAGATGGCGGCGATGACGGCGAAGAAGTCGCCAGCCCCGAATTGGTTCCTAGCCAGAGCCTATTGTGTTCGGCTCGTGATGTGAACCAATCATCTATCTACCTCAATCTTTAGCAGTTGACTTCGGGCGGCTCGCGCGAGCGGGTCGCCCGTTTCTATTTTGGCACGTAAACCGGGATATGACAGGGAGGTTTTCGAGGAGATGGAAAACGTTCAGTATTTGCCGAATGGGAAGAGCGATGAAACTCAAGAGTTGAACCGGAAACTCCGTGCGTCTCTCGACGCTACGCCGGAGCCCGCGGCGGCGATGTGGCCGAGCGACGAGCAGCGCGCAGCGCTCAGAGATTTCCGGCCGGAAGAGATCGCCGAGACCTATCGCGTCCGACCAGGTGAGCCCGGCGACGCCGTGTACTATCCCGCGCCGCCGATCGAGCTCCTCGACGCTGCGGCGGAGCTCTCTAGCGCGGGAATCGATATGCCTGGCGTCGGAGTGGTCGACGAGAGCGGGAACAATCTGCCGAGCGCGGCCGATCTCGATCGCGTAGCCGAGGAGCGGTCCGCGGCTGACGAGACTGGCACCTCGCTCTTCGTCCAGTTCGCCGCTGCGTCGCGCGCGTTGGCGCGGACCAGGCTCGCGATTAGGTCGCGATTCCAGCATGACCAGGTTGTCTGCCTTGAATGCGGCGCGGCGGCCTGGCCTGGCTCAGCTATAACGCATGAGCCGGGATGTGTGACGTCCTTAGTTCTTTCGCTCGCCGATCGGCTGATGGTGAGCTCCGCTTTTGACCGCTCAGGTTCTGAGTTAAATCCAAAACGAAAGGAGGAAACTTTTTCCGTGGAGACGAGAGACGCGGCGGGCGGGAACCCGCCGCGTCTCGACTTCGGCGAACCGTGGATGTTCAATGCCGCGGAGCTCCCAGTCACGCTTCGGATATTCGACCGCACTGGTCGGCCACTCGCTATAGTTCCCGGCTCGGTCGGATTGGAAAAGGAGCGGCTAGAGATCGCCGAGCGGATCATCGCCGCGATCAATTTCGCGTCGTTCAATTCAACCGACTTTCTGCATCACGTGGCCGCGATCAATCGGGCGGGGCGATCGAAGGTATGAGGTTCTTCTGGTTTCTGATCGGTTGCGCAGTCGGCGCGAACGCGATCATTCTCGGCACGCTCGCGGCGCTGTTTCTCGTCGGCCCGGAAGAGCGCGCGCGGCGGCGAACAGCGAAGACACTGGAGCGGGCGATCGAAGCCCAGGAGCAGGCGGTCGAGGCCTCGCTCGACGCGGAATATCACGCGCTCGGCGTCAGGAGGAATTGATTATGCGAATCGAGATCGATATGAGCGAGAGATGGATCACGGTGAACGGCGTCACGATAGCCGTCGAGGTCCTCGAGATGCTGACTCGGCCCGATCGCGGGAAGTTCTACAGATTTCAGCGGAGCGGCAGCGTCGTGATTCTGAGCGCGTATTCGACAGCGGTGGAAGCCGAGGCCGATCTCCGGGCCGTAGAGCGCGCCGCATCAATGGAGGACGTATGCCGAACCTAACGCCGGGCGTATGTCGCCATTGTCACTGTACCGAAGACCGCGCTTGTCTGCTCCAGACCGGAGGCGGCGAAACCTGTAGCTGGACGGATCGGACGCGGCTTGTCTGTAACGCTCCGGCATGTGTGAAGGCGGAAGCTGCGCGCGTCGCCACGGTCAAGGCCTCGAGGCCGCGACGTCTGTCTCCGGCCGAGGTTCACCAACTGATCGTGGGGCGGGGAAGAAAATCGCGCGCCTCGAAAGGATCCAGGCTATGACGCAAACGACGACGACGGAAACACGCGGGGTCAGCGATCTCGCGACGATCAACATCGGCAACATCAACGAGGGCGCAATCGTCGACGGGTTCGAGGTCGAATTCGCGCGCGCCCTGGCGAACATTGCTGACCTCTCGACGCCGGCGTCGCCGGCGCGTGTGGTCACGATTCAGGTGGTATTGAAACCGCACGGCGATCGCGTCGTGATCGAGACGGAGATCAAGATCACGTCGAAACTCTGCGGGATGGAGACCCACAAGTCGAAGGTGTTCCTGGGTCGGGCCGAGGGCGGCGGCTTCGTCGCGGTCGATGGCGACCCGCGCCAGATGCCGCTCTGGACGTCGCCGAAGCCGACCGAGGTTCAGAAGCCGATCGAGTTCAAGGTGGGGAACTGATGACCGGCGTCGAATTGATCGCGGCGGAACGCGAACGGCAGATAGTCGTGGAGATATTACGATGCTGCCCACGATGACCGCCACGAGGCGGGGGAGTTATCTGAGGCAGCCGCTAGTTATGCGGACCTGGCGGCGTTTCAGGCTAAGCGAGGACCAGTATTGGACTATTCGAGGCCTCCGATGGGATGGCCGTTTAATCGAAAAGAATGGAAGCCGAGCTCTGACCCGATCCGCAACTTAGTCAAAGCTGGCGCACTTATAGCGGCGGAGATCGACCGTCTCCATCGAGTGAAGTAACAAAGGGAACCGAGGCGCGGGCCGAGCTCGCGCGATGAGAGAGGAAACGAATGATCAAAGAGGCGCTCGAATTCTTAACTAAGCTGCAGACGCCGAAGAACCCGCTCACCGTGGAGATCCACGGCGAGCCGTACGGCGTCAAAGTCGACGGAACGGTCGGCGATTACATCAAGATTCCGAGGACGACGGTGATCGCGTCGCGGCTCGAGGTCGTAACGCTCTCGGCGCTCGTCGCGGCATATAAGGCCGGGATCGATAGTCTCGACGGAGCGTTGGTGGCCGTTCACGTCGTGGACCCGTTCGAGGTCGAGGTCATCGATATCAACGCCGACGCGTTCGGCGATCGTCATTCCTATATTCGCGCCTCTCACGAGACGGAGACGCCGTTCCCGTTCGATACCTTCCTCAAGCCGGAAGAGTTTCTGATCAAGTTCCGCGCGTCGTTTTTCTTTAACGACGAGGCCACGAAGGTTCAGCAGCTCTGCTCGACGCTCGAGGTAGGAACGACGGTCAACGTGGCCGACGATGGCATCTCGCAGCAAGTGACGGCGGTCTCGGGCACGATCACGAAGGCCGCGATCAAGCTGCCTGCGGAAGGGATTCCGCTGATCCCCTGGCGAACCTTCCGCGATGCGAACCCGGTTGAGTCGAAGTTTCTGTTGCGCATGAAGGGCGTCAAAGACAGCCTGCCGATGATCGCGCTTTTCGAGATCGATGAGAAGTGGAAGCTGGACACGGTCGGCGCCATCCGCGATTACCTGGCCGAGAACCTTCCCGACGCGACCATCATCGCTTGATGCTTTTCTGTTTCCCGCCGCTCTCGGCTGCGCGGCGGGAAGCCCGCGGCGCGCCTGCGGTCCAGTCCATTCCCTGTCCTGGCCGCTCCGTTTCGCGCCGCGGTGTTTTTTCTCTTTTGAGGCAAGCTGCAATGCCGGAGCACTATACAAAACTCACCGTCGAGGCAGCGATCTTCTGCAAAACCTGCATGAAGGTGACGCCGTGGCGGATCGCCGACGGACGGCGCCAGTGGTGTATCCCCTGTTACGAACGGGAGCATCAGGCCGCGCCAGAGCCGAGGCGACAACCACCCGAACCGCGGCCCAAGTCTGGACTTTTATTTTGAGCCACGAATGGTACAAACCGGCGTACGCGACGCGGCTCGGCAACCTGACCGCCAAGAGTGTGCTGGTGTTGATCGCCGACCAGATGAACGGCGAGGGCTTTGGCTGGCCGTCGATCGAGTTCATCTCCCACAGTACGGAGATCAACAGGCGAACGGTGCTGCGCGTCTTCCAGATTTTTGTGGAGATGGAGCTGGTCGCAATCGTGGATCGCGGGAAGGTCAATGGAAAACGCAAAGCCCAGGGGATCCAGTTGAACACCGAGAAGCTGGGGTCCGATCTAGCGGCCGAATTCGCACGTCTGCTCAAGATAGCGCAAGGCCGAACATCGGGCAGTGGAAAATGTCTCAGAGACACAGGCCGAAATGTCTCAGAGACACAAAAAAGTGTCTCAGAGACGCAAAAAAGTGTCTCAGAGACATTTCCCCCACACCCCCATATAGGTGGACCCGTTATTGACCCGTTAATGACCCACTCCCCTACCCCCCAACGGGGGGGCGGCGCCAAAAAGACTTTGCCCCAGGAAGACTCGCGAGCAACGCGCTTCGCGATCGACGCGGTGATGCAGGGCTGCGGGTTCACCTCGACCAGGCTGCGCAAGGTGATCCGCGATGTGGCGAGGCAGGAGGCCGACAAGGGAGTCGAGCCGCGCACGACGGCGCTGGGGATGATGGCGATGTGGAAGCGGTATGCGGCGGCGACAACGACGCTGCGGTTCAAGTGGTCGGCGACGAGGTTCTTCGCCGAGGGCCACTGGCACGATCCCGACTCGTGGCCGTGGGACATGGAAGCCATCAGGGCGCAGCAGAACGCATCGGTGGGAACGCTTCACTGAGTTGCGCGGCCCGAATGTTCCACGAGGAACGTTTTGGGCCACGTGGAGCACGAGCAAATGAAATGGCGCGAGGTTTCGAAGCTTTGCAAATGCGGCAAACCGCGCCGGCCTGGCCAGCGCGAATGCAGGCAATGCCACGCCACGGCGGTGCGGGAATACCGGCGCCGGCTGAAAGACGAGATCGAGAAGCTTCGCGCCGAAATTCAACGTCTGAGAGAGGCGGCGAAACGATGAGCGATCGGCAACGCGGCGATTACGAGCAGCGATTCGAAGCCGAGATCGGGCACGCGATCCAGCGCAAGCGCGAGGCGCTGGGCATGGACCAGGCCGAATTAGGCAACCGCGTCGGCGTGCACGCGAACACCATCTGGCGCTGGGAGAACGGCGAGAGTTTGAGTTATTGGATGTTCCTGCGCATCTGCGACGCGCTCGGCGTTCAGCCCGGCGGGATGACGCCATCGCATGCGACCTATCTCGGCATGGCGATCCGGCGGATGGAGCGCGAGCGCGATGCCGAGGCGACGGCCGATGAGCGCAGGTTTCATCACCCATTGCCGGCGCGAGGCCTTGTCCAATGAGGCGGCAGCGTTCCCTGGTCGGCGTGGAATGCGTACCGTGCCGGGCGTCGGGTCATCGCTGCCAGGCGCAGATTTGGATTGACGCGGTCGCGACCTGTCTCCGCTGTGCCAACGAAGAGCCCTGCGTCTATGTGACCGCGCGGCTGGGCGCGAAGCCGGAGCCGGAGCCGGTCGATCCGTGCATCGTTCCCAAGGTCACACGCGCGGACCGGGAAGCGATTCGGGAGATGACGCCGGCGCCGTCGATTTACGATGGTCGCTACGGGCTCGACGAGGCGACACGACGGGCGATCCTCAATGCGTCGCGCAAGATCAGCTCGGCGAAGCTGGCGGAGAAATATCATCTCTCCCGGTCGACGGTGTTGAATCTGCGCGCGCGGGCCCGGAGGGAGGAGCTCGAGCGCATCATCGGCGTGGCGCGGGAATGCGCGATGACGCCGCTCGAGCAGCGGATCGGCGGCGAAGATGTCAAGATGGCTCCAGCCGTCGTGATGGGCGCGGAGATGATCGAACGCAAGAAGTGACCATGGGAATCATCGCCGCTGGCACTACGGTACGGAAGGAAACAATGAGAACTCCGGTGATTTCGCTTTATCCACCTTGGGCAAATTGGGTAGCCCTTGGGTGGAAGAAGATCGAGACTAGAACCCATACCCGCTTCGCCTCGCTTGTTGGCAAGCGTATTGGCATCCATGTTTCTCTCAAGTGGGACAACGCAGCTTTGGAACTAGCCTCCGAGTTCCTCACCGAAGCGCAGCGCAGTACCAGCAAGAATTTCCTTCGCGTTGGTGGGGCGATAATCTGCACCGCGTTTGTGGACTGGCACCGCGAGTTAGACCCGCTTGACAACAAGAATGCGCTCATTGACTGCACTCACATCACCCGTTACGGGTTGGGATTGAGCGACGTGCAAGGGATCGAAGCTATCCCATGCAGGGGCAAACAAGGCATCTGGTACTACGACATTCCGTAGGCACCGTCGTGATCCGGCGCTTCGGTTTCCAAAACCGAAAGCTTGCGGAATCCGAAGTTAGCGCGTTAGAGTCTGAAATCGGACTCAGACATTCAAAGTCCCGGCGCTGACACGTATCAGCGGTCTCTCCGTCAACGAGTAGTTGTAAAGGTAACCTGATCCGTCTTCAAATATCTAAAAAGCTCTTTTCCCTTGAATGGCGATAAACGCCGGAAGAGCTCGCGTGTGTCTCCCGGCTGAAGTCAATCATCGATATGGGTGGAAGGAATGCAACGCAACGGCGAGCCGCGAATTCGGATCGATCAGTAGATGTGTTTCCGGCCGATGTTTCGCGAGGCTGGCGCGTCGTTCGTCAGGTGACGGCGACACACGCATTCGAGAAGGTCACGCTGGGCAAGTGGCGCGAGGTCTTCGACGATGGCGGAAACTTCTTAGGCTGTCAGGTGCTGGCGACCTTCAGAACAGATCAGGATCTGCCGAGCGGCGCATCGTCGACGTCGATCACGTGGCGCGAGGCGATGTTGTATGCGGGTCTCGGCGGCGAGTCACGCACCATCGGCATGAATGAGGATCAACGCATCACGCGCCAGAATCTGGTATCGCGTTCACTGCCACCTGAAGACAGGATCGAACGGGTGATGGCGAAGGTGGAGTGTTGGCCGTATCCAGCATCGCGCATTGACGATGGGCGCGGCGCGCCGGTGTTCGGCGATCGCGCCATCCGCATTTATCCGCGCGAGTAATCAATGGCGATCAAGAAGCCGTGCGCGAGACCAGGCTGCGCCGAGCTCGTGGTCAGGGGTTATTGCGAGGCGCATCGAGCCGCGGCGACCTCGACCAGGTGGCAGTCGCATGACCGCTTCCGAGGTTCATCGCGCGAGCGTGGTTACGACACCAACTGGGAACGGTTCAGGCGCATGTTTCTCGCGCGTCATCCGGCGTGTGAGGACTGCGGCCGCCTGGCGAGCGAGGTTCACCACGAGAAGAAAGTTGCCGAGCATCCGGAGCTGAAGCTGGTCGAGAGTAACTGCCACGCGCTCTGTAAGGGCTGCCACAGCGTGCGCACGGCGCGCGGCGAATGACGGCGCGACCGGGGGGCCTGAAATTCCTCTGAGACCTCGGGCGCCGAAC